AAAGATACCCAGTCTTCTTTAATCTTTTCTTGTTCATCAATTGAATCCATTTGTTTTTTAGAAATGACATCCGCGTTAAAAGATAAACTTCTACGTTCTCCTTCACCTTTAAATGGATAAACTGAATGTCCTAATGACGCAGGAAAAAGATGTAACCAACCAACATTTGATGCTTTACAATTCATTACTGAAGAAGTACACCACTCATCTGCATCACCCATTCCAGTAAATATTAAATTCCCATCAAGTCCACCTGTATGTTCTTTTACTGGTGGTTTAATTTTTTCTGGAAATTTTAAATGCATCACTGCAGAGATTTTACAATTAGCATGATTATGTATTGGATTATATTCATTTTCATATTGATGAACAGTCCAAGCACTTACAATCTTACAAGCATAATCAAATCCATGTGGCCCATGTTCAAATTTTTTATCACAATATTGCCACATATTACCATTTGAAAGAATTGTTTGCCAATACTTGGTAGTCATCTCATGAAAATATGTCATCAATCCAGATTCAATAAGATTTTCTTGTGTGATGTAGTATTCATTATCTATTTGTCCTGCTAGTCCTTCACCTGCACTATCCCGATTTGTATCTTCATAAATCTTATCAGTCAGTTCTAACGTAGTTTTGAATAATTCATCTGGCATTTTTGTACTTACAACCAACTGAGCCCAAGGTGCATTTACATGCCAGTTCTCTTCCAATTCCATATCATATTCTCCTATATCTTAAATTTAACTATGTACTGATACCTTCTTAACCATAGAATTAAGATGATTATTACATAAATCTCTCAAAATAACAACATCTTCTAATGCCATCATTTCAACAGAAAATTTATCTAATTCTATATGACCTTCTAAGGTTATAGTACGTTCTAATATTTGGCCTGGGTTCATATATTGCCTTGCCATATTTCCAGTTGCAACAGATTTTCCTGTACGCGGATCTCTTCTAAGACCTTCATATAAAACAACCCTTCTTACATCACAAGCTAAACCATAACCAGTATCAAGATGGTCACTAGAAAACACACCCTTATCAACAGTACCGTCCGGAGCAGTTTGAGGATTAGCTCTACGAGCTTGAGATTCTTCAGGTTTAGATCCTCTTTTTTCATTCTCTTCCCCCTCAAGATCTCTTCTGGAATCTCGCTCTTTACGATCCCATTCTAATTCCATTTTAGCTTGGTCTAAAATTTTACGCTGATGAGCAATTTCTTCTACGGTTTCTTCTTTTCTGACAGTACCAACATTATCAGCTTTATAAGCATCAAGTATTTCTTGACCACCAACTGATTCAGGAATACCATGCTTCCTTCTCATTTCTCTAAGAGTAAGACCATCATATTCTTTTTCTCTCTCTCTAGTTTCAGATTTTTTAACTTGGGCATCATGAAGTTTTTTTTGTTTCACGTTATCATATGTACCTTTTACTGGTTTTATTTTAGCCATTACGAATTCCTTTCTCTTGATTGAATTTCTCTTAAAATAATTAACATCATATTATTCAATTCTGCGCGATCGCTGTACATTTCACTACGATCTCTTTGTTTCATCAAATAGTCGTAATGTTCTTTAAGGTCTTCTGTAAGCCAACCACCATAGTCATGTTCATCATCCATTACAGGCTCCTATCCTCTTTAACTACTGCATGATAACCTTCAGTATTCTTCTGTTGTGCATATTTGTTAGCTTTATCGTGAGTATCAAAAAATCTTCTTTGAATATCTTTAGGGTCTGGTTTATGGATAGTTATATTCTTACTCATTTGAGCATGACTGCCGCTGTTTGTATTAGGAATGTTCCACCATTCTACCCAAATATTCATTTTACCTACTCTCTTTGGTATAATCTGTTAAACCAAACAAAAGTCCTACAGCTATTCCTGAGATTAATGGATTTATATCACCAACAGCGTACAAAACCCCCATTAGGAAAAACCCTACAAATATTCTATTAATACTTAACATACGTTTATTATACCATATTTGAAGAAATTGTCAAGTGAAGAATCCCATGATATTAGTTTTTCTTTCATGTTCCCAGCCGATAACATTGAGAATACCAATTATAGGATCAAGGAAAGATTTGGAAAATTGTTTTTCATAATCTATGTATGGTTTCAACTCAAACTCATCTGGTAAAGCATTTAACATAGCAATTACAGTATCGCCAGTTGGATTAGGTTCTTTTAGATAAGCAAACTTAATCTTCTCACCTTCTTGAATTTTTGGATACTTTCTAGTCAATCGTTTGTTCTGTAACATCTTATTGTAGATTAGAGAACCCTTAACGTGAATCGGTGTGGACTTTTGATAGATTGATGCTGAATCATGATACTTAGCAAGACCTTTTACCGATCTTGGAAAAGAAACTTCTTCTGCAGGAAGTGTCTTGAACTTAGTCTTGAAGTCTTCAATGTAATTGATTACATCATCTTCTGTTCCATTCATCATAATCTTGAATGCCTCTTTGAGAGCATTACGACAAGGTTCTGGTGTAGAACTCTTGACAGCCTCAATACCCATAATCTTTAGTTTAGGCTCATCATACTGAACACCCTCAGAATTATGAACATTCAGAATGTAATGTTTCTTGCCAGTCCAAATACCAACCTCTGCTAAGACTTCACGTTTCATTACCATCTTTTGTTCAAATGCATTAACATACTCGGCCATTTCACCATAACATCCATCAATCACATCTTGAATTTTACCTTCACAAACGGTATCCATAAACTTGATAGTTTTTTGTGTATCTTCTCCAAGACCTACCTTCTGAACGAGAGAATCAAGAGCAATGTACAAAGAGTCAGTATCGGAAGCAATAACGTAATCATCGTTTTCTGTCTCCATTATTTTGTTCAAATATTGATTGACTGCTCTCTCAGCCCACCGAATAGAAAGTTGACCCGCAACTGATACGGCCTCCGCATTCCTCACATCATAAAAACGAAACCATTGATTACCAAGGGCTCCGTAGGCTGAATTGAGAGCAATCTTTAAATTAATCTGCATATTATGATACTGAGCCAATTTGTTAGTATCTGCAGCCTTACCTTTCTTCTGTTCCTTAATCATCAAATCTTTATATTTGACGCGGTCTGTATACATCTTCTCCATGAGTGCTGGAAGAAACCCCTGTTTCTTACGAGTATACAAAGAACCATTTGGAGTCATGGTAAGATTTTTCTCTTTAAGAAAATCAATATCAACTTCTTTATCAAGTAAAGCATCTACTAAACCAAACTCAGTATGCATACCTACAAGAGTCTCAGGAGAAATATTATATTGCATTATCAGATGTGGATATAGAGAATTTAAGTCAAAACTAGCAACCCACTTATGCCGACCGATTTGAGGATCTTTCACATAGGCACCTTCATATGCTTCTGTTTTAGTTTCATGTCTCTTAGGAGGAACAACAATTTGTTGATCTTTCAAATGATTAAAGATAATACAATCCCACATTTTCACAGGACTGAACACATCATTAAAGTTACACTTTGCCATGTAAGCTAGTGAGATAATCATCTCCAAGAGTTTCAGTTTTTCTTCTAATTTTACCAACAAGACAACATCACGAACATTATAGTCAACGAACTTCTGAAAATTTGTTTTGTACAGTTCATGTAGTGAAGAGTATTCTGAATAGTCTAATTTCTTTTCACCCAACTCTGCGTAAGCAACGTGATTCAAAGAATAAGACTCTTGATTGACATAGGTAAACTTTTTGTAAACATCCATGTAATCAATACTTGAAATACCAACCAGTTCAAAAACCTGTTGTTTTCTATTACCGAATAGATTTATTTCGTTCTCTTTATACCAACCCCAAGGAGAAAGTTTGTTAGCCATTTTTTGACCAAGAACTTTGACTATGCGATTGACAAGATATGGAATATCAAAAAATCTTGAATTCCATCCAGTAATAATATCTGGATAATTCATACTCCAATCATTCACAAATTCAAGTAAAAGATGTTCTTCAGTTGTACAGGGAACAAACAGAACACCTTCACTTGGTTCATAACCCTGACAGCCATATACTCTAAAAGTTTCTCCACAACGATAAGAGATAGCCAAGACTTCTTCTGTGGCATTTCTTACATCTGGAAAACCATGTTCAGAACTAGTTTCAATATCAATATATCCAATTTTAATCTTATCTAAATCGTAGTCTACCATGCCACGATAATTATCGGAAATAAAAGAATATTGAAACTGGTCAAACCCAAAAACATTACCACCATACTCTTTCATGGCTTGGCGTGACTCTTTCATAGAGCCCCACTTCACAGGAGCAACATTCCGATTATCTAGGGTTTTCCATTGGGGATTTTGAGGTTTGTGAGATTCTACAAATAGGGTAGGTTCGTAGTTCAATTTTTCTTTGAAAGATTCACCACGATCATTAACACCTCTCAAAGCAATGAAATTACCATGAGGCTGTACATTAGTATAAAACATTAAAATTTATCTAGTTGATTGTCAAGGATGGTCTAAGTATTTAACGTAATTCACGTTTAACTTATCTAAACTATTATAACACAATACGATGTGTTTGTCAACCCACGAACGCCCGCGATTGGCACCTATCACAAATAAAATTTGTAGATAAACTAACCACACATATTTCATATTTTCCTCCTATGAGAGAAGGCCTGTCTTGTATTGGGTCTTCCCATTGACTCTTAGAGCCGTCATTGTTTTGCCGCGGTTACTCCCATCAAGAACATAAGAACAATGTACCCATCCGCTATTTGGGTCAACTCCATCATAAAATTCTAGAATGAGTTGGTCAAATATTAAATTCTTCTCAATCCATTTTGCGAGGTCTGGATTTGAAATTCTGGTAGATTCAAAATCTGCAGCCTGACCATTACAATGCTGACTTGTTTTAGATCCACCAACTGCTTTATTTAATGCAGGAGAACGATATCCGCTATTGATACGAATAACTCCAAATTCTTCTCTTACTGGTTGTAAAATAAAATTACAGAGATTGACTAAATTGATAACGTGTTCTCTTGATGCATCATTTGAGACACCCAAACGGTCAGCAGTAGAACTTTTTATCATTTCTTGATACCCAAAGTTTTTTGTCAGGTGTCCGTTATAAGTTGGTATCTTGACTGCCATAATATTCCTTCCTAAGATTTATCTACATCAATTGATCCAGTAGTAGGATCATATTTAACTGTGAATGTCATTTCTATTGGTTTGAGTGTCCCATCAGCTTTAATTATGGGTAATTTTCCTTCAACCGCACCCATCAATGCATCTTTAGCATTATCAAATGTGTGTGATGGATCAGCTTTTATAGCTTTGTCTAATTCTTTTTTTGCACTGGCTGGAAGTAAATCATCTATCATACTTTCCACATGCTCTGTTGCTAAATCTGTTGCTTTGTCTATGACAAGACTAGAAATAACATTGAATAATAATAATGGTAACATAATTTTTCTCCTACGAATAATTAAAAAATAAAAACCCCCCACTAAAGTATATATTAGTGAGGGGAAGAGGTGTGTTACTTCTTTTTGTGTTCAATCACATTTGGTGTAGTGATTGGAACGATACGTGGTTTCTTTTCATCTGGAACCACTTTCTCCAGATTGATGTTCAGAAGACCATTCTGGAACTCGGCTCCGTTGACAATCATGTCATCAGAAAGAGTCCAAGATTTGGAGAATGACCTTCTGGCAATTCCCCTATGAACGTATTCGGCTTCGGCCGTGTCCTTGTCTTCTTTTGAACGAACAGAAATGACTCCATCCGCTACTTCAACTTCAATATCACGTTCAGAGAATCCTGCAAGAGCAATCTCAATAACGTAATTGTAGTCATCTACCTTACGAATATTGTAAGGTGGATATCCACTTTCTTGTTGAGTTGTGGGGAAGTTCATCATGCGATTGAACATGGAGTCAAATCCAATGGAAAGACCCATAAAACGTTCTAAATCGCCTGCTGTGAAATTAGTGTGATGTGCTAATGTAACCATAATGCCTCCTTATTTAAGCGAGGTTATCGAAAAATCCCCCTATCTATAGCACTAGACTAGGGGTAGTTATACGAGGCCACCACTATGATGCACCTCAATCACGCCAACCCTCTCCCTTGAGGAAATGTTGGCAGCGATGTCTTAAAATTGTCCAAATCAATTTTATTAGTGAATCTTCAGCATAAATTCCTTCTTCCACTAATAATTTGTATTTTGTATTCATAATTTATTTATATTCATTTCTTACCAGTTGATCCAAAACCACCATCTCTGGCA